TGTCGATTATAAACCTCCAATGGCTGCATTACCCGATAAAGGAATTGAATTCAATTCAGAATTCTTATGTCTTTCATCAAATAATGGTGGTTTAACTTTACCAAGTTACATTTCATGTTCGGAAGCTTATAAGCGACGAGTTATGAAAGATGTTTGGCAAGTATATACCATAAGAAATAAGTTTATTTTGTTTAAACTTAGAGCTAAATCCGGAAGTGAAATCAATACAGCTATGACAGCTAATGACCTCATTCTCAATGGAATTAAGGAACTTTTCCCTTCAATTAACGGATTGACAAATGCCGAAAAGCAAATTCTTAGCTCACAAGCCAGGAAGATGATGAACGGTAATACATGTCAATTCACCCTTCAATGTGAACCACTTTTACTTGAAGATTTAAAATCTGTAGGTAACGTGATCGCTGAATGGGCACTCTCTGAATGGGAACGCAAAGACAAATATTGCAAAGAGATCCTAGAAGAACCTCGTACTTTGAAACAATTGATTAGTCAATCTGTTCAAGGAGTGGATACTGGATATTCATACGAATTTGAATTACCAGAGGAGCTCCCAGTAAACAAAGTTATGACTCATGCCATCGTTGAACCTTTAAAAGTTCGTATGATCACAAAGAGTCAAAAACTTGCTTATGCATTGAAACCAGTTCAACTGTCAATGTTTAAAGCTATCTGTGAGTATGAGTGTATGAGACCTTGTATTGATGGAGATTATGATCCAACTTCTATTTTACAGAAGAAAGATAAAAATAATTTCCTTCTTTCAGGTGATTATTCAGCAGCTACTGATGGACTCCATATGGATATATCACAAGTCGCTGTAGATGAATTAGCAAAAGCTTTTTCAACTATTAATCCTCTTTTAGAAGAGCTCATTAGGTGGGAAGGAGGTACTCATGAAATTGAATACCCTCAATGGACTGAAGTTGAAACTGTTAGTCAGACTAATGGTCAACTTATGGGTTCATTGTTGTCTTTCCCTATACTCTGTATGGTCAATGCATTTACATATTGTAAAGCAGCTAAAGAATCATTATCTGAAGCTAAAGCGTTGATCCATGGAGACGATATTTGTTTTCACAATAATCAAAAAGTTATTGATGAATGGAAAGAAATTGCACACAACGTCGGTTTAGAACCTTCTGTAGGTAAAAACTATCAAGATAAACACTGGGTATC